CTAGGCCAACACCCCTTGCGCATAGAAGGCAACCAGTACCCGCACCACACCGACAGGTAGGATAGTGTAATCGGTCACATTGACGGTCCGCGTGTCGCCAGATGCGCTGACAAAGGCAATTGCGCCTGCGCCTTCCACATAGAGGGCGACAGCCGCGGTGGTTAGGTTATTTGCATCGTCGGGCGTAACAGGCATAATGTCTCGGGCTGGACCAGACATTGCAAGACTGCGGTTATCGAATGGATTAGTCATTTGGTTTCCTTTGTTTGGGTAAGTTTTCTTTGATGGAGGTTCAATGTGGCCCGACAAATCCTGCCCGCAAATCGTCGTACCAAGCTGCACAGCGGTCTGTGCGGGCATTTTGACGCTTTAACGCCCCGCTGGTCTTCAAAACTGCCACATCCAGCCGATCACCAACACGGACACCAGCTTGCGCGTGATTGCGGCAATCAGTGAGCAAATCAGGCAAGGTTTTTGACGCCTCAATCACAGCCTTGGCCTTGGCGGCATCCTTGAGCGGCTTATCACTGCAACCGATCAAAAAGAGCGGGGCCAACAACACAAGAAGGATGGATGTCTGTCGCATTCTGATAGTCCTCAATTTGGCGCTCGTAATCCAACGCCCTTGCATCGGCCTCATGCGCTTTCGATTGGAAGGTTTTGAGCGCATCAACGACCACTTGACGGCGGCGCTCTATCTCGGCCAGTTGCTCATGGGCCACCAAGGACACGAATTTGGACGCCTGCGCATCAACAGCGCGGCGCACAGCGCTATTCTTGTCAAACGAGACCCACAGGCCAGCAGCGAGAATTACCCCCACAGGCAAGCCTATTTGGAAGCGAAGGATTTTGAACAGCGCAGGAAGGATTTCCGCGCCCATGTTAAGCCTCGTTCGTCAGCTTCGAGCCGCGAGTGGTTATCCTCGGCAGCGTATCGAAGCCGACTTTTGACGGTAGTGGCACACCCTCCGGCCAGTGATATTGAGCGTTTCGTGCAATTTGGCTGTACGGATTGATGGAAACCGTGTTGCCCTGATTTCCGCCTAAACCCATGACGTCGCTGATGTCAGCATCGCGGCCGGCAACGAACGTCATGTGACCGCTGCCCGGTCTGCCGCGGCGTTCCATCGACATGATGGCACCAAGCGCAGGACCGTCAAGGCGGGTGCCATAACCATTCCAGCGCCACCCCAATGCAGCTGCTCGGTTTTTACCCACAATTGGAAGGCCAGACGCCTGCACCATTGCGTTCACAAAGCCTGCGCACCACGGGGTTTCATCATCGCTAAATGGCAACCCAAGTCGTTTCCACCAGACCAGAATTTCCGCGTTGTGCTGCGCCCCTTTGATTTCGCGCAAACCAAGATGGCTGTAGGCCAAGCGCAGCCAAGTTGGCATCACCAGCGCAGCCCCGCCCTGCGCAATGTTCGCTGGCGCTGGTTTGATACCCTTGCGCAAAGCAAATGCCGTGATCGGACCAACCAAATCGCGGGGGCGCAACCCTCTGGACTTCTTGAACGCAATTGTTGCCGCGCGGGTTTGGGGTCCGTCAACGCCGTCTATTTTTCCACGATAGAAACCATGCCGTTTCAACAGCCTTTGGCGCTCTTTAATTGTCATATTCATGCTGTTTCCCCATAAAAAAGGCCCGCGCAACGGCGGGCTGTCGTGATAAAATTTGATTGATTGTTCTAGCTCGACTGCCCGAACAAAACTGCCCCAAAGACAAGCGCCCAGAACGCCACTCCAAGACCAAACTTAAACCGCTGCCACCCCTTTGACCGGACAAACTGTTTCATTTCGTGCCCCCCGCCATTTTCGCAATTCGGTTGCGAATGGGACCGCGCACAGCCAAGAACAAATCATGCCCGATATATCCACCAAGAAGCCCCATAATCACGACAGCAGCGACGTGCTGTTCCAGCCCCAATTTTTCAACAACGATTGGAGCGGCCAGCGACCCCACCAACACGTTGAAAATCACCAGCTGCACCACAGTTCTGGTCCGGCGCACTTCCATCTCAAGAACCGCCAGTATCGCGCCAATAATGGCCATCACCACAACTTGCCATGTGGTGCCGAACTGCGCGAACACCGTAACCGCCGACAACATGAAACCGGAACCCGCCTGCCCTATCAAATCAGTTTTCATCTACTCGCCCTTTTTGCTCAGTTTTACTTGTGAAGTGGAAACGTGACGCCAACCGACACAACAACGTCAGCTACACGTCTGGAAGTTCGTTGTTGCCCATGACCTTGTAATTGGCGCGGACCGTGATTTGTCCGGCTGTTGGCACGCCGCCCTCGGCCACGAGTTGCAAGTACATGGAGCCATCGCCAACGGTGTTGACATTCCCGGCATAGCCATAAGCCTTGGTGTTTTTGGCTAGAGCTTGCCCCGTAGGGATCAGCGCGGAAATCAAAGCGGCACCAGACGTGTTTTTAAGCTCTGCCCTCCAACCGGTCACCCCGCCACCTGACAAAGCTGTGTCAACACGGGCGCTGACTCCTAGAGGGACATGATTGAAGGGGATAGAACTTGCGATAGTCNCCGCCGCCGCTGTGATCGCGGCGGTGTATTCTTCATGGTATTGAGACCCAGCAACAAGATTTGCATCTGTCGAAATCTCAATGTCTGAGACAACATTCCCCTCGCTGCGGGCGGGGCGAATGAGCATTCCCAAGGCAGACCCATACGCCCGAACGCCGTGATCTTGTGATGGGACACCTTTTAGATCAACAGTCAAGAACGTCAGGGTTGCACCTGAAAGGGTGGCTGTGAATTTTTCATCAAGGGTGATTTCGTCGGCGGCTGACGCCTTTACAATCTTGCGCCATTCCGAGCCGTCAGTGACCCATGTTTGGCCCAAGATTTCGGTCATCGCTGCGCCACCAACGCCAGTCAGAACCCGCGTGCTACCCGACCATGCGCCAGCCATCGCGGTAGAATTTCCCGTTGCCGCAAGCGTTACAGGCGCGGTAGCGACTTTGACCTTCAGAACATCATCCTCGCCCACATCATAAATCCGGCCCAGCACATCGCCAGAACCGTCAGCGTTTAGCAAGTTAATGAATTGCCCATGATGGAGTTTCGAGCCTTGCGTGGTGTGAACATAGATGAAATCGTCGGCATCACTTGTCTGCGGGTAGAACGAAACTCCATCAACAACAGTGAATTCCTGTGTGTCGTCAGCAATGAAATCCAACAACTCAGACCGGTCGGTGTTTTGCACCGTGATTCCGTGCTGTGACCCTGTGCCGTCCTGACCATTGTTGTTGTACTCGCCGCCGTGAACAGTCACCAAAGAACCATCATCCAACAAGCCCTGTCCACCATTGTAGCGACATTTGACATTTGACAGGGTGACGCGGGATGGCACGTTCACTGCCGGACCGAAATCGCCAGTGAAAACCCCGGCATTGACAGATAGGCCTTGTTCTAGATTGCCTTCAAAGTTTGTGCCAATAAAATCTTGATAGCCACCTTTAACTTGACCGCCGTATGAGTGCCGTGTGAAGCGTCCGCCGATCGTTTTGACGTTGATGTTGCCCATCCGAGACTTGGCTGTGCGCTGGATACTCCAGGCACCCTCATAATCAGAAAGGCCAATACTTGAAGAATCACCACTTGGAACCGCTGTGGTAACAACGAATTCGGCATCAAAAACAGGGGCAACAAACGTACTATCGACACAGGCGTTGCGCTCCAAGCCAAAGCCTGCGTAACGCTTACCCCAAATGTTTGTGAACAGGCTCCCATTGTCACCGATAACCGAAACCATCAAATGCTTTAGGGCGTCAGAAACGGGGTCGCGCGCTCCTATGTCTTCAAAAATGCATCCGTTGGTATATTCAATCGTGATGGCAGACATGAAGGTGCTGGACCCGCTGGTGTCGCCGACTTGCTCGATCACATGGATGTTTTTATATGTGCCATCTTTTGGCCCAACAATATCCACAGCGTGTTGCGAATGAAACAAACCCGCATTATCGGTCCCTTTGACCTTGATGTTCTCGACATACTGACCAAGCGCACCCGCACCAACTGGGCGTGGTCCAATTGCTGACGCTGTGAAACTTTCATACCCGAATACAGCAACAGCTCCGGCGTTTTCCGTCACAATATCGGTGATGATATTCCGGTCACCCTTGAACATAAAAGGTTTCTCGATGTGATTGATGAATCGGACGCCGCGAACAATGATGTCGGCAGCGCTTGTCACCATCCCCTTATAGCCGTTGAAATAGGCGGGCTGTGTTGCGTTCTGCGCCAAATAGTTGGCTTGGATCGCAGTCCGGTTGCCATCTAAAGTACCGCCGATCCACTTGGAATATTCGGAACCTGGCAAAAACTCGATGTCAATTTCTGTCGCGGTTGTTGCCGACTTCTTTTTGAAGGTGGCACCGGTTGCATCAACATTCACTTTCACAGAAATCGAGAACGGATCTGTCAGATAAATTTCATCAAGCGTTTCTTTATCACCGGCAAAGGCACTCCATGCGAGAATGGCCGCTGACATATCGGTTGTGCCTGGTGTTGTATTCTCGGCAAAATCGTTAGGGGCGGCTTTTTTGGCTGCAACCCAACTGCGTGTGCCACCAGTGTTTGTGAAACAAACCCCAACAGTGCCATCGACAAAATCACGGACCTTTCCCGTAGGTGTATAATATGAAATGCGCTTGGCTGACGCCGAAATAGTTGCATTTTCGGCTTCTAGCCGACTGCCAAATACATAGTTAGCGTCCTCAACAAACCGCCCCCAATCCCGTATCTGGCCTTTCTCTACATCGCTACCGTCAGCCCAAATGGACAGGGCACCTCCATGCGGAAATGTCATCGTGTCACCTCGTTTTTTGTTGTTTTAGGTTATGGTTTGAGTAACCGGACCAGCATCGGTCGTTGATTCAATGCCGGAAACGTTGACTGATCTAGCGGTCCAGTCGAATGTGCCCGCGCCGCTATCATCATCAAACGAAATGGACACACCGGGTTCCGCGTAGATCACCACGACCAGATCATTGGTCACACCATCATCTCGATAGATTTCGGTTTTCCAAAGGCCGGCACTGATACTTGAAACCAGATCAATGCTTGCAACGCCGCTGCCCGCGTCAACCACTGCCAATCCTGTTGGTGGGGCTGGCGGGGTGCTGACTGCTGACGCAACCACACCTTCGACAATCACGGCAGTACCAACTGTTCCGCCGGGTGTGGCAAATGCAACGGAAATATCATAAAGATCACCATCAACCAGTCCCCCGATCACCACATTTGTCGCGCTGTTGCCGACAGGGTAATTCTGCCAAGTGCCAAACAGTGGATTTCGATATTTCACAACAGGGAAGAGCGCATCACTGGGCGGTGCAGCCCAACCCACACCAATGCCAGCCGCAAATGCGTTTTGCGCCGATTGGGTGCCAGCCGCCGCCGCCACAACGCTTTGAGGCGTAGGTATCCCCGCCAACACATTAGCTGGCGGCAATTCCTGCACTTCGCCCTGATCATCCAGCGATTGCGAAAATGGTGTCGGCCTGATTGCATTCAGTGAAAACGTCACAGCCGCCATTAAGCCACCGTCAAAAACAATGCCCTGTTGACGAACTTCGCAATACCCGACCAACCCAAGTTCAGGAATATCCACTTTGATGGTATCCTCATAGAATGCAGGCAGGGCCGATGGCTTGCAGGTAAATGGCGCACTCCATAGTGGATTGGCCCGCTCCATATTAATCGCCATAACTTGACGTGTTTGGGCATGGCTCGGCGACATGATGGTGTTCAAACTTGGCCCCACCATGATTTCGCCACCATCATCGGCAACCCGATCCAAATCCAGCCACGGTTCTGCGTCCACTTCAATGTGGCCCAGATTGTGATCATTATATCTGGCGGGCAACTGGTTATACCGATCCAGCTTGTCTGGCCCGCCCGTGAATGCGCCGACTTCAAGAATATGCTCATATCGCAGAACAAACTCTGGTTCTTTCCAAACCCCGACAGTCAGCCCCAAATCGCCCGTGGGCTTCAATCGGATACGTCCCGCACAAGCGACCAGCATCCGACCCAACACTTCTTGCGGTGCCTCAGTCAGCAGGTATGAACCGCCAATCCTGTATTTTGGCTCTGTGCCACCAGCCTTTAGGGTGCGCAAAACATCACTGTCGTTTGCCGCCTCGATCAACGTTTCATCATCAAAGGCATCTGGCTGGTTCAATCCATCGGCGCTGCCAACGTAATCGGCAATGATCAGCGCCGCATTTTCTGTGAACGCTGTTAAACCCGTGCGCGGATCAAAGCAGCGCTTTGTTTGCGCCAACTGAGTGATTTGCGGTTCGTTGTTCGGATACATCTCGCGGTATTGCTCTGGCGGCACAGATTCGCGCCGGATCAGGCTGGTCCATTGCCCATCCAGCCGATGGTTGGCTGTCCATTCCGCCCATAATGCGGTGATCTCACCATAATGCGTTTCGGGCACCACGCCTTTGCGCCTGAATATTTGAACGCGCGGATGATAATAATAGTAACGCGCGTCAGTCACATCCCCGGCACCGTTTATCGTCACCGGCTCGTCATTCAGATAGGTTTCCAGCACCTTATCAATTTGACCATGCCCATGCACCACAAGGCGATAGGTGGTTCCCTCCACAACCCTGTGAAAAACGATGTTGCCACCTGTTTTGACAATGCCGTAATGCGCCACGCGCGGTGCCGTGCCGTTCTTGGTATTGATCTGGATGTTGTCAGGACGCACTGCGTCCGGCACGTCAGGCCCGAACAGCGCATTCGTGGCAGCGCTCAACAGCAATGACCCGGCGATGTTCACCAATGATCCAGCAATCGTCAGACCAGCACTGGTTGACAGCGTAATCCCGAATGCGGTGATTGTGCTGCCGAAAGAGGCGGGCACCAGTAATCCGACTAAGGCTACCATGACCAACCCCTGACCAAGCTGTAATCATCCAAAAAGCGCAAGCCGTCCTCCATTTTCACCACCAACCGCCCCGCGTGAACCAATCCACACAGCCGCCGACCGCCGATAACAACAATTGCGACCCCATCGCCATCCAGCGGGCAGAACCGCGCCATGCGGGGTGCAATCAGCGCCTCTAGCCCGCCAGCCTTCATGATCAAGCGGCGGCAATCAAACCAAGTGGCATATGTCCCGCGCAAATCCTCTGCCGGATCAAACCCCGTCACTGCCTTGACCGCAGACGCCGCCCACAGCGCACAATCGTTTTGACCCCACTGGAATGGCTCCCAGCCGGTTGCACTAATAAATTGTGAAAGCATCACCAGTCCGTCGCCACGATCAGCTTGTTGAATTCAGTTGTGAACTGCATTCCCTCGTCACCAGCGTAACGGCGCTTTTGATCAAAATAGGTCTGCATCCCGTAGACCGGAACACCCTTGCGGGCCAACATGCCCTCTGTGGTCAGGCTGACCACCGCCCCGCCCTGCACGAATGCAACCGACATCTTATCCATGACCCCGACATCAAAGGCGAACGGGTGCCCAATGGGCGCACCATCATCAAACAGGTGGCCATAAAGCCCACTATCGCGCCCCCGATAGTTTGGCTTGTCCAGCACCATTTCGACCAAATCCGCCGCCCAACCTTCCTTGTCGATCCACTCATTTGGCACTCCAAGGCTATATTCCCGAAAGGGTGCCAGTTGATCATCGCCACCTTGGACATCCGCGATCCCGACCAGCAATCCTGACCCAGCCGCCCACGTGTGGCCCCACTTCGCATCCACAAATGGAATATTCCGGTTGCTCAGAAAAAGGGCTTCATTGGCAAAATCAAGCTTTAGCATAATCGACATTTCGACGGCTTCGCCTGCCAGCAAAGCGGCGATACGGTCCTGATCGGCAGCGGGCTGGGCTGTTAGAAATTCAATCAACGCTCAAACACCTCTTGCACACTGATATTCATGGCAGACGTTCTGCGAAATGCTTCACTGAACGGCTCCCATCCTGCGTCATCCGCCAGCCGGACCCTGATTTTCGGATCGGAAACCTCGACCAAATCGCTTGCAGCGATTGCTTGGCGAAGCGGTGGATTAAATTTGATGCGGCCATCGTCGTTTTCTTCAACCCGATACAAAAAATCGTTGTGCGAGAAAAAGGCACCTACAGCCAAATTTCGCCCCAGATATCCGTCGATCACCAGCGTGGTCGCACCCACAGTTCCAGCCACCGTCACCACTGGATCGGCATAGTCCGGCAGGGCAAAACCCGTGCCATCCGTGAAATGGGTGTCGTCCGAATAGTCCTGATGCCCATGCGCCTGCACCGCCGCCGAAACCCCAACAGATGTCAAAAACGCCGCCACATCACCGCGAAAAACAGGGGTGCCTATATTGCGCACATGGATGCGCAGAACATTGATGCGCCCCCGCAACTGATCACCGAACACTTGGGCTTTGCGAATGTCGCCACCCATATAGGCTGGCAAATCCACGCGGCCCGCCCAAAACCTGTTTTCGCTATATAAAACCTGATGGCGACCATCCAAACCGCGACCTGATCCACCTGTGGTTTGGTTTATCCAGAAGTTTTGGCTAAAGATTGCCAGATCACTGCAAATTAGATCAATAATTCTCGTGGTCATTACCGCCTCCGCGCCTGCATCACATTGCGGTTATTGCCTTGCACGACATGCGCCGCCACATTGCCCGAAATTCCCTCAACCGCTGCCTGCCAGTTGCCGTTTTCATCGACGAAAACACGCACCTCGACTTGGCCAAGTTCTGCCTGCACACCAAGTTTGCCACCAATGCGGGTCAACGGCATGATCGCCTCAGGGCCCGCCTCGCCCATCAGTCCTGTTTTTCCACCGTTCATCGGGAAAACTGTTGGCCTGTTCACGACACCGCCGTCAGCGTATGCCTGCACATGCGATCCGCCTGAAAACACATTGCCATTGGCGCTGCCCAACAACCCACCCAACAACTTGGTGAGAAACCCGCCACCACCGCCCGTTGATGGCGTCAACATATCCGTCAGCAGGTTTTTGATATTCGAGCTAAGAATGTCAGATATCATCTGCTGCAAAACTGACTTGAACGCGTCCCCCAGGCTTTGCGTACCAAGCAGCGCGCCAGCCAATGCATCCGATAGGCTATCAATGCCGGATTCCATGAATTCGGTGACTTCTTTTTGCCGTTCAACCGCCGCCGAAAGGTTTGCCATGGCCTGTGCCTGCAAATCTATCTCGGCGCGCAACGTGCGGCCTGTATCGGCTGACTTTTTATCCAGATCGAGACCACGCTTTTTGGCCTCATCCAACATCTTGTAACGCGCAGTCAGTTCAGCAACTTGATGATCAGTCTTGCCAATCATTTCAAGTACGCGCTCCATTTTCAGGACTTGTTGTTTCGCATCCTCAAAAAATGGCTTTTCTGGCTTTCCGCGTCCGCCACCAGATCGACCGCCACCACCTTTGTTGCGTTTTGGTGGCGTGTAAACAAAGCGGCCATTCCGACTACCCCCATCGCCAAACTGCCTTGGATCGCCACCGCGACCACCGCCAACCAATCCTCGCGTTTGAATGTCCAGAATTTTGAGCCGGTTGGCCTCGCCCATTGCACCAGCATAATCCCACGCCGCACCAGCCGCAGTGAACATCTTTGCCGCCAACGTGTCAGCGCTCGATATCAGACCGTCCATGCCGCCAACAGCCGAGCCGATGGCCGAAACAATGTCCTGCATCGACCCGCTAGTGTCTTCGACCACACCTTGCATGTGCGCCATCCGCTCCACCGCCTTGACAACCTCAGTTACAAATTGCCCGGCCTCGCCACGCAATTCGTCAAAAGGTCCAAGCGCATCCTCCAGAACCGCCACCAGATTTTCACCAGCCACAATCTGTTGGCTTAACCCCTCGGCATTTCCCAGTTGGTCCAGCGCATCATAAACCTGCTGCGCGGCATCTCGTGCAATATCCAAACCGTGCTCGATCTCGAATACTTTGGATTGAACGTTTGAGGCGTAAGCACCAAACCCTGTGGAAGGATCATTTTGGTTCACTGCCAGCCCACCAAACTTGTTGATGATGCCATCAAGACTGCTTTCCACAGCTTCAAAGCTTGAACCCTTGCTCAGTTCCCGAAGTGCATCCAGAAACACGACCGCCGCCCCAGAGGCTGATCCATATTTTTCTTCCAGTTCAGCTGTGGATATTGATGCGTTATCGGCTGCTGATGCGTAATCACTGACAGCCGTTTCCAGCGCCTCCAGTTTCTTCTCCAAATCCTCGGCAGCTTCACCCTGACTAAGAAAAAACGCCGCCAGCGGCACGCCAATCGCCACCACAGCCCCCATAACGGCACCCAGCGCCCCAAAGCCGCCCAACAGCTGTGGCAGCTGCTGTGCAAGCGCCGTACTGGCCCGCTGGCCCGACCCGACCTGCACCGCGAAGTCAGCGACCTGAAAGGCTGTATTCTGTATCTGGTGCTGCGCACCATTCAGAACTGACCCTAGACCGCGAGTGGCACCGCCCATCCCGGAAACCCCAACCGTCGATCTGGCGAACCCCGCATTTAGATTGTCCAGTGCTGCGTCATACCTTGCGGTATCAATCGCACCAATCTTATGCGCACGGTTCAGATCGCCAAGCGCCTTTTCATACCGCTTGGACGCCGCAAAAACCGGATCATACTTTGCCCGCAAACGGTCCATTTCCCGACCAATAGAATTCGCGGAATCCTCGGCGCTTTTGACGATCCCTTTATTGGCCCGTTTCCAGCTATTGTTGACGTCACCTGCCTGCTTGGACATCAAGCCAACAATGCGGTTCATCCGCTTTTCCAGCTGTGATGTGGTCACCTCAAGGCGAACCAGCAACCTGTTGTCATTAGCCATCAAAAACCCTCAAGACCCAAATCGGCACCGAATGCAGTTGCTTCCTGCTCGCTCAGTGTCGATTTTGTTTGTTGTTCCGGTGAATTGGCCCGTTTCCAGCCGCGAAATGCGGCTGTGAACTTCCAAAGCGCACAGGCATCCACCTGGTCAGGTGACATACCCATAACCGCGCCATTGCCGTAGATATTGGAAAAGCGCCAAAGACCTAACTCGTCTTTGGCGCTTGCACGTTTCCCGATGCGGCATCCCCATCGCCTGATTCATCATCTGGCGGGGTATCTTCATCCTCGCCAACCGACCCAACAAGGGCGGCGGCCAGAACATAATGCGCGGGCATCACAAATTTCAACAACGGCGCAGCGGCCATGTTATTGAAAACCAGCAGTTTGGCCTCTTCATCTTCCATCCCAGCACCGATTAGGCCCAGCCGCAAAACAGCCCGGACATCCTCGACATGCCAGCTTCCTGTTTGAAGACGGTTCAAAACCACATTCGGGCCAGCCTTGCAGATACTCTGCAACGCCAGCAATTCACCGATATTCAGGCCGAATGAATGTTCCCCACCGGGCCAACCCATCGTAACGCGGTTGAAAGCCCGCGCGATTTCCGCACCAGCCATTAAACTTTGTTGGTCACGGTTGGGGTGCCGTCAAACTCGATCTTGATTGACGCCGTGACCGTTTTGCCCTTGGTGCGCTCATTGTCGAGCTGTGTAAGCAATGCTGGACCACTTTCCGCATATGGATCACCTGATGCGCCGTCCGCCTCAACTTTGGCGTTACGCACCCGAACATTCAGCGGTGCGGTGGAATAGAACCATTCAGACATCATTTTGTTCGACGAAAGCGCCCAAACACCCGTGCCGCCGACAGAGACATCAACGCTGCGAACGGATTTTTCGATAGACAACGGCAGGCTTTCATCGACGCAATCTGGCGTTTCTGTGGTGTCAACCGCCGCTGCGCGCGATACCGAAGCATCGATCAAACCACAAATTTTGGTATAGGTGCCCGCTGCACCCACTGGGTCGGACTCGATCTCCAACACCATCTCATCAAACTTTTGCGTAACTGCTTTTGCCATTTCCATATCTCCATAAAAAAACCGCCTTTCGACGGCGGGTTGTCATCCAGTTTTCAGCAGCCGATCAGCTGCGTTGCGTTTTCTTTGTCTTGTTGGCTGGGGGTGGTTTGTGTGCTGCACCAGCTTTGATCGCAGCGTCGATAAAATCGCGCGGAAATGTCTGTGCCACATCACTTGCCTTGGCACCAAAACCTAGATTTGACTTTGGCCGACCCCAATGAAAGTCTGTCGTAAACACCACTTTAGCCATAGGAACCACCATATGCGTTTTCTCCTCGTTTTGATCACCCTTGCCAGCCCTGCCACAGCCGACCAACACACTGACGAAATTTGCGCCCTGTTCACCCAGATCACTGGACCAGCCTTCGATTATCAAACTGACATGTCAAACGCCCTGAATGGCGTGATCGACGAAGTGGTGACGCTGCGCAAATCGCTCGGCTCGGACGCTGTTAAAATGCAGCCACTCATCGATGAATTTGGCAAAGTGGGCGAAATCGTAATGCACAACCTATCCACCAAACTGCAAACCCAACAAAAACTGCGCCGCGTCACGAAACTGTGCGCCTTTAATTAAGCGATTTAATCACCTTTCTCATATTACGGGCCACTCGGGATTTTCCCCGTTTCTTTAGTGACCTGTAGGATGGCCAGAAATATGGGCTTGAAGCCCGCGCCTTGGTCCCGAATTCCTGAATGGCAGCATTTTGAAACTTGTGTCCGCGCTTGTTGGTCACCATCGTGGTTTCATCACCCGCATATACCGTGATGCGCATTGTGCCGTATTTTCGCCCACCGACTTCGCCAATCGTGATCGATCCTGCGGGCGCTTCACCCCACGTCCAGCCGATTGATTGCGCCAATCTGCCCTGATCTCTGGGCACCAACCGGCGCATCATCGCAACCAGTTCCTCGGCCCATTTTTCCAAATCCCTTTTGATCTGGTCGCGCAACGCCTCCGGCACCTTTTTCGTCAGGTGATTGCGAAAGGCTGCCAAACCCTCAACAGCCATTATTCGCCCTCAACCTTTGCCGTCACCGTCACCACGCCGTGCGCCGAGATCCCGTCAGGGTCAGGCAACACCCGAACGCCGATATTCAGCACATCCACCAGCGCATAGGGGTCAGGCATTGGCCCAACCATTGCTTTCAACGACTTGCGCACGGCACCGCATATCTGCCGTGCTTCAACCAAACGGCCATGTTTTTCTGACCAGATATCCAGCTGCAAGGTTTCCTCACCAGCCTCGATACACTCCGAACTGTCATCCACCGTGTCACTGGGGCCAAAGGTGATATAGGGCGCAACCGCCCCTGCCCGTGCCCCGTCATAAATACGGTCGCCAACCAAGGCGACTATCGCGGCATCGGCCAGCAGATGGTCATACACCAGCTTTTGCAATTCAGCAGACGCGCTCACACCGCCACCCCGCTTTCACAGGTTAACTCGTAGTAAATCCCGTCATCAGTCGGCACTTTGGTGCGAATATTATACTCGACGTTCTCGACGGTATCGCGCACGCGCCATTCCTGTGTCACAGGCTTGGATTGATCAGACGCAAACACAGTGATCACAGCGCTCTGCTTACCCTGCAATCGACCCGCTTGCACTACCTCTCCACCGCGCAAGTACATAATATCACCTCGACATTCGAAAACCTCAATCCAGGATTCCACCTCGCCACCATAGCCGTCTGGCGCAACGACCGGCTGGTCAAATGCCAATATGGAACGCATTGAAATCGATGAGCGCTTACTCATGTGAAATTCCGATAGGTTTCAAGGCAATCATGCCAACCCTGCGGCAACCCAGTTCCATCACCATCATCCGTGGCCGAAGGGTTCAGATACATAGTTGACGCATGCGACATGATTGCGGTTTCAATCGGTGCCGGAACGCCGCTTGGATAATCTACCGCGAAATCGGCGCGCAAATAGCGCTCGGCATGACTGACACCTGCATCCAACAGGTTTTGCAGCAATACATCATCCGATGCGTGTGTCACCCGCAAGTGGCGCTTTAAATCATCAAGTATCAGTGCCATGCCGAACCCTTTATTTAGCTGTGTCGGGCTTGGTTGCCACAGCTGATGTTTTCAGGTCTTCGACCTCTTGCCGAGCGGCATCGCGTTCGGTAATGGCAGCGTCCAAAGCGGCCTGCGCGTCAGTCGCGGCTGTTTCAGCAGAGGCTGTCAGATCTTTGACCTCGTTCTGCGCAGCATCGCGGTCAGCATTTGCGGCCTTAACCGCTTTTTCAGCATCAGCCAAATCCGCTAAAGCCACCTCGTCAGCGGTATCGGCGGTCACCAAAGAAACCACAGCTTCGCGCTCTTTTTTGGCCTGCTTATCTGTCAACTTCACAGCGGCCTTGTTCTCAATCATGGAGTCGACAGCCTTTTTGGTGGCAAAGTTTTTCATGTTCAAGTCATAGATAATCCCGTGAATGAACGTGCCCACCGCTGTATCGCGCGTAGATTTAATTTTGATCAACATCGTCTTTCCGTCCTTTCATAAAAAACCCGCGCCAGTTGTTTGGCGCGGGCTGTTTTTAAGTGGTCAGAACGACCCTATGGCAGCGTGCCTGCAACCATTGCCAGCGCCCGCTTGATCGCCAGCGCTTGGCGTTTGGTGGCTTTCATGGTCAGCATGCCTTCAACAAAGTTGGTGCCATGCTCGGACGAAATCAGCACTTCAGTATCCATCCGGTCATGAAGCGTGGCCGCCATGAACAGATCACCAACAAGGAATTCAGTCGCACCAAACGAATTGGTTTCGACAACATCCTTGCCCCACAGCATTGGGGTTGTTTGCGCGCCTGGATTGCCAAAGATAAAGTTGGCGTTCCCATCTTTCAGCAAGTCAATGCCCGCCCAAGCAGTCGGATTGAGAACAATCGCGGTACCAATGTGATCGGCCAGCGCAAGCTGCAAAAGCGCAAGGCGAATACGGTCAATCGCCGTAACATTTGGCAAGCCAACTGCCGCAACAAACGCTGTGGCCTCTGTCATCAAACCGCTGTGATTTTCACCCACACCGTCACCCGTCAGGATTTGCTTTTCTTCCTTCAGGTCCAAACCATAACGCATCTCGCCGTCCAGTTCGGTTTGAAGCTGCGCTGCGTCCGCCAGTGCTTCCTCCGAAATGTGGGTAACGTGTGAAATCTTCTTCACCAGCGTTGTGGCTTTATCCCAGCCATAAGCGGATACAGGTGCGGCAGCCTCCTCGGCAACCATTCCGGTCTGATCATCACGCAAAACCTGTTTGCTGTGAATAACAGAACCAGAATCCGTGCGGCCAACATTGAGCAGATCACGAATACGAAGGCGGCGACGTTGCATATTAACGGGGGTGCGGTCCTCATCAGCGAAGATCAAGCCACCAGCAGAACCCGACGCAGTCGTGATCGCATTGCCAACCTTCATCGTCATGGCACCGGAAAACCCGTTTTCAGCATAGGCCTTCAATTTGGCATCATCGGCCACGACAGCTTGGCCCAATGTCATCACACCATCAGATTCGCGCCCGCCGCCCTCAGCCATTTCCTGCGCCATTTCCAATGCTTTGGCGTCCAGACCCTCGACCTTTTCAGTCAGCGATTTGATCAGCCCGTCAGCGGTGTTTTGTGCCTTAAGCAACGCATCGGCGTTGGCTTTGGTTTCTGCTGAAACCTCGCCAGCTTTCTGAGCCTCTGACAGAGCATTTTCGGCGGTCTTTTTCAGATCACTGCCGATCCGCTCCATCTGGTTACTGACCTCTTTCAGCGTTTTTTCCAGATCGCCGTTGGACAGATCATTCATTGGGCGGCCAATCAGACCAGTTGGCGTTGCGCACGCCAAAGCCGCCACCGAAGCGGCACACATCATACGTTTGTTCATTGGATTACTCCGTTAGATTGATTTCAATGTTTCCAAAAGGCTGCTTGCAGCCTCGATTTCAGCAGCGCGCGGCATGCTGGTTGGGGCAGCGCTAGGCTTGCCCCCTTTCAGGGCGGCGACCAATTCGCGCCGATCTGTTCGTGAAACACCGGCACGGGTAAGATGCAAATCCATCTTTTTCTGTGCCGCCATTGGTGTTGTTGACGTTGAATTGCTTGTGCTGGTGTCGATTTCATCCGAGGGCAACAGCCCGTCAGCAAAACCCTGCTCTACCGCCGCCGAGCCGCCAATCCATGTTTCGCGGTCGAGCATGGCACCGAGTTCTTTTTCCCCCAGTCCGGTGCGCGAGGCGTATATATCAACCAGCGCCTGATCAAACGGGTCCAGCCAATCGGCCACTTCGCGCAGATCGTGGCGATCACCCGCCGCATAGACCTGTGTGTTGTGGATCATCAAGAAACTGGCGCGCGCGATTTGGATGTCGTCACCAGCCATTGCAATGAAGGATGCAGCTGATGCCGCCATGCCCAGTATTTTCACCGTCACCGCACCGTTGTGTTCGCGCAGCAGATTGTAGATTGCCAGCCCTTCGAAAAAGTCACCGCCCGGCGAATTGATATTGACCACAACATCATTCTCACCAATCTGGCGCAACGCAGCGGCGATACGTTTGGCCGTGACGCCGTCGCCAAACCAGTTTTCCCCGATGGGGTCCATGACCGAAATGCTGTTTTCGCCAGAGGCTTCATTTGCAACCTTGATGTCAGGATTCCAGCGCTTAACAGCATCGGCAGAAACGTCAGAACGCACACCTGGGCGGACCTGAATATCGGCTTTCGGTAAATTGCGCTTGCTCACTTAACTATCCTTTCCCATTAGATCGACCAGCCCCATAGAAGTCTGAACAACCAATTCATCGCTATTGCCGCCACGGCGTGGCAGGTTCAATTTGTCACGACCTTCGTCGCCGGTCATGATGCCTGCCATCCGCATTTTCAGCAGGAAGTCACCTTTTGACTGACTATCCATTTGCAACATGGCTTCTCTGTTGAATTCGAAAAACCATTTGTCGCGTTTTTCAACTGGCACCAAATCTTTCGATATCCGCGCCTCAATTTTGCGCAGCAACGGATTGATACCCAAAGTCAGCCACGACAGCATGATTGCTTCGACACCGCTGCCCCACATGGTTTGCCCCTCACTCGAGTGGCCAACAATGATCGGCGGCACACCAAACCAACGGCACACATCCTCAACACTAAAGCGCCGCGTTTCCAGCAACTGCGCATCCTCTGGGTTCATCTGCAGTTGGTCCCATTTTAAACCTGCTTCCAGTGTCAAAACTTTGCCGGCCTTTGTCGAACCAGTGTAGGCGTCCATCATTTCGCCCAGTTGATTTCGCTGTTCTGGATTTAGAGTTTGTTCCGAGGTGACAATGCCGCTGGGCATCATCGCGTTTGAAAATGTCCCGCTGGCGCTTTCATCCGCAGCCAGCGCTGCGCCAATAGAATTTGCACCATAACGCACCGCCGACATCCCGATCCCGTTACCACCGACAAAATCACGTAAATGGAAAACCTTTTCCGCAGGCAAATAGGATTTTCTACCGCGATCCATCACCGCATATTTCAACCCGCCCCTGCCGTCAGGCTCCGGTGTGATATTAAACAACGGGCGGACACCGACCATGCTTTTTCCAACGAACAGTTTTTCGGCGTAACTGTTGCCGCCCATTTTCAGGCTGGACACCTGATTTTCCCAATACTCAACCGCCGTTTGCCCGGTGTTGGGACTGCGGGTCAGGATATCCGATAGGTCATTGCTGATTTTCTCGCGCCCGCCATCAGATTTCTTTTCGTACAAAGCCAGCGGCAATGTCGAAACCAGCTGCGCAGTTTTGGCGACACATGACCAAACAGCCGAGGACTCCAGCGACGTTTTGGTCGTCACTAATTTGCCAGATGTCGATTTGACCCCAGCATATTCCAGTGGAACCGACCCGCTCAGGTTTACCCAACCGGATTCGCCTGCCGCCAGCTCGTTTTTAATGCCGCGAACCGCAGCTTTGACAAATCTGATCATACTGACATCACCGGATTTGACAGAAATTCATCCATCCCTTTTCCTGTTGCTTCGGGGTTCCAGCTCATCAACGTGACGCCATTGAATAGTGCCATTAAGGGGTCGATTTTTCCTGACCCGGAAACTGCTTTTGTCACCACAACTGCATTGCCTCTTTTTTCTGCCCGAGCGTTACTGACACACCAATCCATCAAAGGTTGGTCGGCATGACGCAGTGATTTGGCAAACAACTTGCGCTCCGTGCCTTTAATAGCCCCGTTCAATTTGTATCCCTGCGTAACCGAACACAGCTGATCCGCGCTGATACCAACCTCGACCAGCGCATCAATGATGGCCGTCACACCTTCCGGGTCCAGACCAACAGCGCGCTGTTCCGGCAGCAAACCTGCCACATGAAGCATGGCGCAGAGTTCTGCCACTTCCTCGATATCCTGTGTAGGATGATCACAAATCACTAGATCACCATCAGCAGCGTAGCTTTCCATGCGCTCGTTGTTTTTCTTGCGTCGCTCCAGTCCGATTTTGTGGACCCAAGCTCGGCTCCAAGAAATCCAGTCTTTAGTTTTGGAGTGTCTGCCGATTATCGACAGGCCCAATAAATCGTCCATTCCACCACCATCGATACCAACAACACAAACCTCGCAATCGTTGATGATGGTTTCCAAGGTCACCCCCGGCATCGCCGTGTCGGACCACAATGGTGCGCCAACCCAGTTCTCGCCAGACATCCCTTCGCCAATCTGGATGTTCAGATGCTGCGAATACCACGTCAGCTCACTCTCGCGGCTTTCCTTGGCGTTGTTTTCATAGTCGCGAACAAGTCCTTCAATGGTCAAGGACAACCCAAGATTTGGCATTACAAAGGGCCAAAGGGCTTTATTCAGCCACGGCTCTTTTTCGTCGCGCTGCATATCCATCGGGAATTCATAAAGCACCGGCAACATGACCGGATTTTTTCCACCATCGCCGTCGCGGATTTTCCGCGCCTTAGCCAGTTCCTCGGCAAACACGCCCTGCGGCTCAGTGTCTGACTGCGTTGTTATGAACAGGATTTGCGATTGGTGTTTGGTCACACCACTACCGCGGATCTGTCGCAGCACTCGTTTCCCGTGCGCCGTATTGCCCAAAATGTGCACTTCGTCAAAAATGGTCAGCTGCGGAATCTCGCCCGTAACCACCCTCAGATCAAAGGTTTTGACCTGTAGTTTGGCCCCTGTCTTTCGCCGAATTATTTGTTTCAGATGTTCCTTAACTAGGAATATCTTCGACAGACGTTCATCCGCAACGATCATCCCATGCGCCTGCTCAAAACATCGATCGGCAATCGCTTGCGTTGGCCCAATGATGACCATATTCGCGTTCGGGCGTTCGTTGATGTAAAGGGCCGTCAGGCCCAGCCCGCCAGAATAGGTTGTTTTGGAATTCTTCTTTGGCACAAGGACAAACATTTCTTGAACCAGCTTCATTTTCGTTTCGGGGTCTGTAGCCGCCAGAAACGTAACCATGATTTCGCGAAACCAATCCCCGCAGGCTTCTTCCAGATAGGGTTGCCCTGCTACATCTGGCAAACGCAAGTGATTGAAAAACACCGTGATGACATGCGCAAGTTCTTCATCGATTGGCAGGTCAGCAATCGGAACCTGCCCCGCCTGTAGCTTTTCCCACCAATCTGGGCAGGCAAAATCATACGATGTATCCAGCATCTAGTTTACGCGATCCGCATTGATCATGGCTTCAAATTCCTGTTCAGCATCTTCGGCTGATAGGGCTGAAATTTCCTTCTTGCCAAGTTTTACAGGGCTTTCTTTTTTGCCCCGGTTGGCAAGGTCATCCTCAACTTGCATCAAATCATTGTCCTTGATCATTTGACCAAGTTCCCTGATTGCAGCCACGTTTCCGGTGTCAGCAGCTTCCACTACTTTTTCAAACCGCCAAGCGACCAACCGATCCCGTTGGATCAATCTGGCCTTTAGTTCTGCCGAATAATGCCGTTCCAGCGTTGATCTGACGATGTGAATCGCGTTGGCAATTCGTTCATTACTCCACCCCAAAGCCAGTAAGACTATGACTTTGTTACGATTTTTCTGTGTTGGCGCATGCGCTGGACGACCTCTACGAGTTGCCGATTGCATGACAGGATCGCCAAACAGGTCGTAATCCTGCTGAAAATTCTGATCCATTAAAAAAAATCTCCTCAAGAGGGGGGGCGGGTGGAGGGGCCAAGGGGTTGGTGGCTTTTGACCCACCCCCCCTTATTGCCGTCAGGGTCAGTATTGGCCCCGACGTTCCGCCGCTTGTTTGTCTTTGTCGTGGTATTCTTTGGACACCGTTTGCAGGTTGGTTTCATCCCAGAACAGAACAGGATTGCCGTGGTGTGGTATCTTGTGGTCAACCGCAGCACTGTTCGGTGCCGGATACTTGCCAATCAACAACGCACCTGTCTGTTGGCACGTCCAGCTGTCACGCCGCTTTATCTTTAGGGCCAGCTTCTTCCACCGCGCCGTGCCATACCATTTGCGACACGGCTGTTCAGCTGCTCGTTTTTGATCGCGCGTTTGACCCGGCACAATTGATGGACCAAGACGTGATGGCGCAGCCTTCAAGCGTGGCTTGATTGCAATCAACCTACCCATTACATGACCACAGCTTTCTTTTAATCTGGTTGCCGGAGCAGGACTTGAACCTGCGACCTCGTGGTTATGAGCCACGCGAGCTACCAACTGCTCCACCCGGACAAACGAAAGCGCCCGCGAGGTTTTCCCCACGGGCGCAATTCGGCTGACTGCTATATGTCAAGATACCTAGGATTTCGTCAAGTGTTTTTTCCACGGGGTCATAACCGGCATCACATCGCTAACCACAAATGCCGTCAGGTTTGAGTGCAATTGAAATGTTGTGCGCAACTCCAGCAACGCCGACCACCAGTGCAGATACGACCGCCGCGCCGCCGCGATCTGTGACTGTGTTGGTCGCCAGTGACATGGGCAATACATAACCTTTTCATGAACCACGATCTGTTTCTTGTTGCGACGTGGCTGGGCTGGCCATCCATTCGTTCCAAGCATACTCGCATCAGATGTGCGCGCACGATGCCCGTGTCGGTTTGTGTGAATATCATCAGGGTAAAGGCGCGAGATTGCGCCTTCCATCCAGTCAGGCTCACGCCCTGCCCGCGCCAACTCAGCAACCCACAAGGCGGTGCGCTGACCACCACGCGCCTCCGGCAACGCCGCCAATGCCGAGGCCACAATATCAGCGTCATGATGCGGGTCAGAACGGCCACCACCATCCACCCGACAACCAAGGCGGGCTTGCTCCATCATCCGGTATTCCATCGACACCGACGACGGCAACCACCCGCTTGAACTCTGCACTTCGTTGAAATCCAGACTGGCCATCTCTTTTTGGAATGCCCACTCAATCAGCTTTTGGATCGAGATCAGCTTACGCCTATTTGCGGTTTTACCCCACTGCCGACCACTAAGTGTCACCGTTCGCAACCCGCTTGCTGGATGGTTGACCATGTTCATGCTGCCCCTTCCAAATCATCACCCCGAACAATCGCCTCGCAATACGCCAGCCGCGCCTCATAGCTTTGCATCCAGCGAACATCATGAGAATCGGCACGGTCACGCGCCATGCGCTCTTTGGTCAACTGGCAGCGGTTACGGTTTGAGTTGGCCCTTGCCTGCAATTCACGATCAACAAACTTTGGCGGGCGCTTGTGCTTGTGAAAATATGACCACGTTTCAACCAACGTGCCCGCCTCCATCGCCCTGGGCCCCTCAACCGAACGAAACCAACGCAACAGCCCCGACAATTCCTCAACAGGTCGCGGCTCGATCAATTCAGCAAATGAAAGGAAGGTGGCAGGCGCAGGCCAGATATCGCGGTTTGCGCCCTGCCCCTTGCTCTGCACCATTTCAAGCATTGTGCCCAAACTGTCGTCGGACATGTAGACCAGCTGATCAATCATATTCGCCATCTTGGCCTTGAACGCATCCGCTGGCATTTTCGCATTACGCCGAAATCCCAACACCTCCAACGGCTCGATCAACAACCGTCTGACCCGCGCCCGCTTATTTTCTGCTACCTCGTCATTCATCGTTTGCCCCTTCTTTTTTTCTTAGCCCTGCGCCGTAATCACCACGCAATGCGACGCTGCCTCAAATCTTCCTCACTCACCAAACCCAGCTCCAACATTCGCTGCGCAACGCTGATTTTGATGGCCGATGCCGTCACGCTTTTTTTTGCGTTGATCCGCTCTGCCCAGAATTTCGCAATTTCATCCAATTCGGATGCCTCGCGCGCACCCGCGCCAGTTCCTTCCGGTTTAGATTCAGGTTCGTGTGCCACAGTTGGGACACGGCTTTGGTCATTTTTGGGACACGGCTTTGGCTGTTTTTGGGACACGGCTTTGGCTGAATCCCGGGTCCTATTTTGGGACACGGGAATATCAACATCTTGCATCAAATCAGGATCGCACCCCAAGATGTAGAATGTGCTTTTTTGACGTTTTGTCTGCTTATCAGACCTCTGAACGCGCTTGATAAACCCGCGCTCCTCCAACTCATTTAGCTTGCGATTGACGCCTGACCTCGACATTTCGCATTGAGCCGCAAGTGTGGTCTGCATCGGGTCACAGCGCTTTGTGTGCCCGTTGTGACAGTCGGCCAGATACACCAAAACCAGCTTCGCAGAGGGCTTCAATCCTCTTTGCTCAAACGCCCAACTGGTGGCCTGAATACTCATACTGCCCTCGCTTGACGCGCCAATGCGCACCGTGTCTTGCGGCTGGTGAGCCATATTGATTGAACTTGCCGCACATAGCGCCGCGCCGCGTTGCACAGCGCCCTCTCGGCATCCGTCTTGGGGTAGGAATGCATTTGGTGCACCAACAGCGCCACGCCTGCCTTGTAGCTCCATTTTTGATGCTCACGCCGATCTTGTCTGGCACAGCCCTCGCAACAATATTTTTGCCACGGGCGATCCGCCTCAAACAGCGCACAGCAGTTCGGATTGAAACACTCGCCAGCCACCCAAAACGGCAGCGCGGCGATTTCAGGCTCGGCATAGATTGAAAAGGATTCCGGCTCTAAATGCCGTCCGACGCCATTTGCGATGTCGATATGCGCGCGGCCCATTATCCAGCACCCCCGTTTTTGCGCGTCCAAAAGGCACAATCTTGCGCACTAGATTTGCCACGTCGCCTGCCACCCAGCTTGCCGCATCGTGCATCGGTCAGAATGATGTTGCCCTCGAAAAACAAACACACACCGCAGATGCGGCGAAGATGCACGGCGCACTGCGGCGATTTTGGGTTTTCCCTTTGCTGGCGCGCATTCGCATGCGAACCCGTTCTAGAATGGACAGTCGAACTCATGACGTCACCTCGACATCACTGAACATCCCCGCATCTGACCTGATCCGCTTTTCCATAATTTCTGCATATTTCGGGTTTAACTCGATCAGTGTGCAATCAAACCCCATTTGGTCGGCGACTAGCCCCGTGGTGCCTGCGCCGCCAAACGGGTCAAGAACGCGCCCACCGGAGGGGCAACCTGCTTTCAGGCTGCGCTCTACCAGTTCAGGTGGAAAGGTCGCAAAATGCGCTTCCCTGAACGGCTTGGTGGCTATTTTCCAGACATCAACTGGTGCTGGTTCATAATTTCTCAGATTGCGGCCGTTGGCTTGTTGTTCCTCTTTGGACATCGCGTCCCATCTATCGTTGAAGCCCGCATGCCTTTTGCCGTGGCCGCGTTGCTTGTCTTTCTTTGGGCCACCCACGGCTTTCATATTACCGTTGGTCTTTGCACCGCCGTTGGCCCTTTCAGACCCGTCTTGCGATGCAATGTCTTGCGACCATCTTTGAATTGAGGACACGGCAGCTGGAACTCGTACCGCCTCCGCATCCCAGAAATACTTGGCCGTTTTGGTGAACATGAATATCTTTTCATGCGCTGTGGCGGGTCTATCCGCTATCGACTCCGGCATCGGGTTTGGCTTGGCCCAGATGATTTCGGATCTAACCCACCACCCCCATTCCTGCATTGCGATAGCAAAGCGGTTTGGAACCATGCAAAGGTCTTTGGGCTTGAGAACGCCTTGAATGGTCGAAAACGGCTTATCCCTGAATGTTCGATCATCATCACCAGCGGCTTTTGTATCAGCGGCGCTGCGCCCGTTTGGTGTTGTGGCATAGCAGTCTCCGTAATTCACAAAACAGGTTCCGCTTGGCTTTAAAACGCGGTGAACCTCAGCAAACACCTCAATCATTTTTTCCAGATGTTCAGCAAGCGTAGGTTCAAGTCCAATTTGTCCCTCAACACCGTAATCGCGCAAACCCCAATACGGCGGCGATGTGACCACGCAATCAAAATGATCGTCTGGCAATTCGCGCAGGCGGGTGATTACGTCGCCGATCAGGATCGTAACTGTCACACCCCACCCCCATATTCCGATCCCTTTTTGATCACGAACACCGGCTTGTTGCTTTTCAATGCATTGCGGGCTTCAAGCCACACGCCAACACTGCTGTCCCATCCGTCAATTGGCGGGATCACAACAGCGCCACAAGCCTTCAACAACGGCCCGCACCACCTGCCCCAGAATGCGTCATCAAGCGGGTCCATGTCGTGTCCGAACTTCGAATTGATCATCACCACCGACTGCACGATCGGCGAGATCGCAGTCACACCGCTGATGCCGCAATGCGTCACCCAGTTGGCCGCAGCCCGTGCAGCATCGCCGGAATTCATATGGCAAAAATGCCCGTCCAGATCGACCGCGATCTTGGAATATGGCGTGGCCAAATAGGTCAGCCGACCCCGGCAGCGATCAATCACCTCGCCAAATGGAACCGCCGCCCGAAACAGGCCAGAGCCGCCATAAGTGGACGCCAAAAACGCCCAATCATATATTTGACAATCACCCATTCGGCCCATCACAGTGCCCCCCTTGCATGGAGTAGCGCATCGCAGCGGCCAAAATCTTTTCACGGCCCTTCTTCGACCCACACTTCACCACCTTGGCGATGTATTCTTCACTCTTGAATCCCAAGGCCCGACTGGCCGCGCGCATCGAAGGGAATGTCAGACTCCCGATGGTGAAAGGTTGGGACTTCCATGGATTGTAAACAGCAGGCCGCGCGATGCGGTCAGGGTCGCCATCGGCTATTGCAGCATAGACCGTCATAGGCTGGACGCGGAAATGCGCCGCAGCAGCATGCACGTCATCAAACACTTGACCCGCGATCAGCACCCGCATCGGCTCTGGCCCCACCCGCCCCGTGCCAACACGGTGCAGGGAGCCATTGCGATAGGCGGCGCGCACAGTGTTTGGGTGGACGCCATGCGCCCGCGCCGCCGCCGAAAAATTGGCATAGGTTACGCCCCGAATTTCGACTGACCGTTTCGCCGCACAGGTGCCGACGAAATCCAGCCGACGCTTGCGCACAGCCTCTCGCACTCGCCCCGCCGTCACACCCAAAGCGTCAGCCGCAGTCGCAGCATCCGCATAGGTGACCCCCCGAATGGTAATATTTGAATATGCATCCGACACGCGCGCCATTACCAATATGCCTCCGAAATTGGCTTCCCATCTGCAACCGTAAGGTTTTCGCCCACCGCGTATGCCTCATCAGCCACACGCACGTTGTTGGTACTTTCGACCACTTGACCACTGTTTACACCCGCATCCTTGGCTATACGGTAGGCGGCACCCCCCGCCACACGATCCGCGATACAACCTAAAATCTGATCATCACGTTCACGAGGAACAAACCGAATTACCGCCATCACACCGCTCCATAAAGAGGGGTGCGCAACCCAAGCCGCGCACCCAAGTTCAAAAGGAAGGAAGTATTTGGGGAGCCTTGCAGACAAACCCGCCCCCGATCAGTCTCTAAGCGACGGTTGCCCGCCCCTGTCTGCAAATTGTTTTGCCGCGTTGCTTGACGACCATGGAAATGGCGGCTCTTATGCAACCTATCATTTGTAAAGGACTCATAATGAAACAGCCCATCATTGCATTTATCGCATCTGCCCTTTTGCTCACCGCCTGTATGTCGACTGTAACCGAGCGAAAACGCCTGCCCTTGAGCGCCGCCAACATCACTCAAATTCAAGACAAAGCGCGCCACAACTTGCGTGATCCTGATTCCGCCAAATTCAGAAACATCCGCCGCATTCAAAACACTCACGAAGACGGATCGACCACCACGCTTGTCTGTGGCGAGATCAATGGCAAGAACGCCTTTGGCGCTTACGTCGGCTATCGGACGTTCAAGGGCAACTTGACCGGCAATACGTTCCGCCTTCACGGCATCGGTGATTCCGACAACAACTGGCTCTATGTCGCAACCTGCCCTGTATAGTTTTTGAACCGAAAGGACTGCCAAAATGCTTAAAACCAATGAGCAGAATCTGATCGTAGACCCGAACGACGGCCGACCTGTCGCTGTTTTCGTCGACAGCTTTGTAACCGGACTTGGAGTTGGAAGTGAAAACGACAACGTCATTCTGCGCCTCTATCATCAGGATTGGAAGAAGGCGGGACCACTGGTTCCCCGAGATCAGGTTCACCAGTTCTTGCTGACCGCACACCGTGCAGGCGAATTAGGTCGGGAGTTGCTGGCATACGCTGCCCAAGTCGAAAAGGAGCAGGGCCAGTCGGACCACTAGGCTCGCACGTTCTGACTGACCGCGCACCGTCCAGCTTTATGAGATCAGGGTTGTTCATTTTGCGCCTCTGCTGGCATGGCTTCCAGCCGCGTTCGCGCTTGGACCATGGCGTAAATCGCTTCGTCAATTTCGCAGATGGCCTGCACCCGCTCGTTGGCGCAGCTGGATTGCTCCGCAGCCAAAATGGCTGAAATCGCCTCGCCGCTTTCTTTGGCGATACTTCCAGCCTGAACCATCAGATTTTCATCAGTCACCACCACACGGCTTTCCAGCCGACGCGCCATCAAGCGGGTGACCGGATACCGACCAGACGCATCCTCCAGCGCTATGACATCCGCCAAGGTCCAATCCAGCTGACCGGACGCCTTCTTACTGATGGTGCCCTTGCTGGCCCCAGCGCCCCACCGCGCATTGATTGATTCCGCGACGGCATCAAAGCAACCGAACCAATCCACAATGGATTTCATATTTGCGTGGGCGATTTTGCGTAGATCAAGCATGCCAATGTCCTTTCACCGAAAGGGCGCGTTGCCGGACACGGGAAACCTCGTTTCCTGTGCAGACGTTTGTGGGCGTGGCACAGTGGGTGCATGGAACGGAATATTGAACATTATCGAGCATCAGCTGGCCTCCCTAACGGGTTCAGGCGGAATTTTATCGGGCTGCATTGGCGACTGGGGTTCATCTACTTTCTTAGGGTCGCCATTGACTCGAAAGTTGAAAAGTTCCCTTGGGCAAGCGATCCCCTTTTCGAGACACAGCTGCTCAAGCCCATCGAACCAAGAGGCCGAGAACTTGTTGGAAGCAACAGCATTGCTTACAGCCGTCACTCCTACATCAAAAAAGGTGGCGAGGCGTTGGCGACCAATCTGGTCGCAGATATCTTTTGCTGTAGTCATATCATTTCGGATAATCCATTTAAATTGGATTTGCAATATCCATTTGATAGAATATTCAACTTTTGTGGATTATATGCGAAAACACAATATGGATATTGAAACTCAAGAAAGCCTAGCAAGGCACAACGACATGAGCATTGAGGCGAGCGCTATCCGGTTGATGGCCGCGCGCCTAATCACACCGTATAAAAAACAAAAAGACTTTGCCGACGCATGCGGAATTAGCATCACTTCGTACAACAATATGGAAAAAGGTGTGCAATTCCCCACCCGGCCCGTAATGTCCTATTTATTCCGCGCACACCGCATTGATTTCAATTTTTTGATGAATGGGAACTTTTCTCAGTTGCCGCAGGATGTTCAGGACGCGCTTTTCCCGATGCTAGAAGTCGCAAGCACTGAATGGGGTCGAAAAGCCAATTCAAGTTAATGCCCAATTTGAGCGCCTGCTTTGCAATCCAAAAAACTCTGTGTCCCTTCATCCTTCACCTTTTCCCTGCTGAACCCAAATTGGCACAACCATACCATACAGAAAACAACCCTGCATTGAGCCGCCCCTTGCGTCAAGTTATGCGATAGTGTATCTAATATTTTTGATACTTGAGCATTTGGATATGGAAATTCACCAGAAGATTGAGGAACTTGTTGCCAAATCTGGTCAGAGCCTTAGACAAACTGCAATTGGCGCAGGATTGAATTACAGCACTTTACACAACGCAATAGACAAAAAACGAAAGATCAGTTTCGAAGATATTGCTGCGATTGCTGACTATTTCTCAGTGCCAATCAAGCATTTTGACAAACTCAGGACATCACAGGAAAATTCCAACCTCGCATCAACAGCTACCGCAGAAGCTCTACTCAACTCCGCTCTAAAAAGCATTGAAACCGCTAAGCAGACAATTTCCAAAGAAATTTATGACATTTCTCTCGAGGCCTTTTTGGATTGGTGGTATGCCAATTCCGGCAGGCTTGAAAACTTTGAAGCTATCGCAAACCGTGTCGATATTTTTCACCCCCCTGATTCCGAAGCAAATGTCATCAACCCAGCATCGGTTGGAAGCAGCAGTCTTGCTGCAATCTGCTTTGAAATTGAACACCAAGACCAGCTTGCAAGAACTCTCGATGGTTTTACACCACAACTGAATATCGAACTTGTGAGAGCACACCACCGCGCACACCAAGAAGGTGAACCAGTGATCTCCCACCCATCCCTGAACGAGACCCTGTTAAACGGAAAAACGTTTCAACAGCAATATAGGCGGGGACTGACTGGCACCAATCTTCAAAGATGACGGAACCACAATGATTGTGAATTTTTCACAGTTCATGTCCGTGCCGAAGCTCTGACACAATAACATGTTCCAGATCCGCGCGGCTTACACCAACAAACCACTCACTGCTGGCGCGCACCTCCGGAGCTGGTTCGCTCCATATCTGTGCATTCGGGATTGATCTAGTAAATCCGTAAACCAAATCCAACCGCGCCTTCATATGCCGGTCCGGTATAAAAGCATACATCCAATCCACATCCCACTCTGCCACCACCAATAATTGCAGCATCCGCATCAAGGCCTTTAGGATTTTGCGCTGACCCCGGCTTTGCTTCTTGAAGTGAAGTTCACCGATATACGCAAGTTTGCCCGATACCTCATCGCCAAGTGGTTTTGCTATGTGCCGAATCGTCGGCCTATTTTGGTTCGGAAAATGATTGCTGGCCGTTCGCTTCAAATAGTGATCAAATCTCTCGCGCCCGATGTCCTGTAAAAGAGCAGCGACACCACCGATGTACTCATCACCTTGCTTAATGAACAGCCAAAATGCCGTATTTTTAGTGTGGTCATTCCGAGTTACCGACAAACCAGGCATCTGAAAGCTTCGCCCCGTTTCTAGTGCAATGCTAGGAACCGCTTCAAAATCATCGACGTAGTCCAATTCATAGCCTGCTTCGGAAATGATTGAATTATAGACAGCTCCGGCTTTCAGTATGTCCAACTTGTTCATGTTTGTTCCTGGATAACTGCCACTCTTACCTGCTACACCAAAGTATTCAATTAAACCACGGAAAGCGCCTCACCCCACCCTTATTGAATTGACCCGTTAAGATAATATCCATTTTATTTGGATTATTTATTTGCATATCCATTTTTATTGGATTACTTAATGCCTCATACCCACCAACAAAGGGAATGAGAATATGACCAAGCCAATACTCACAATGACACCCATTCCCTGGCCACCTTGCCGCATTGCGATGCTGCAAAAACAGAAATTGGACCGTGCCCGCGAAATTATCCGTGGCGGTCGCCCCAAGGGCCACACCTCTGACGACATCCAGATTGCCGCCAGTGCCATCGCCCGCCTGTCACCTCACCAATATGAAGCCGACTGCGCCCGTGATGCGCTGGCCAGCATAACCGCAGGCCGCTGGAAGCTGCGCCATTCCGTTGCCACACTGGCCACCTGTGCCCTCGCCGCAGTCATTGGCCACACAGCCCTGCGCACCGCGCTGGAAGTCACCGACATGCTGACACGTTTCGGGGGGGTGTGATGGCCCATCAAATCCCAGAAATTGACGCCACAGCTAAAGCGTTTCTTGCTGCGGTCGATACTACCGCAACAGACACCTGCGTCAATTGCGCGATTGAAGCGGCCAAAGCCATGCAAGCATCACTCGATATCCTAATTCGACAGATTCAAGAAGCGCGTGAAGCCAAGGAAAACAAGCGAGGTATGAATTAATGACCATGCACCAACTGCACCAACTGCACCAACTGCACGACTGCCTAACCGCCTTTCTGGCACGTATTAAGCCGCTTGATGGCACCGATCTGCATGACACATTCGTCGGCGAAGTGATCAGAACGGGCGGCACCTACATGGACCCGCCCAAGGGCGATGACGCCACCAGCCATCTATTTGAAATCAGCCTGCACAACGTGGTCGGGCGCGGCGATAACCCGCAACAGGCCTTCGCCGACTGGACAAAGGCTGCGCAACGCATGGCCAAGCGCATGCTGGATGACCCCATTTCGGGCGCATCGCAAAGCGATACCCCTGTCGGGCAACGCGCCCCTTCAAATGAAGGGGCGCTGGCATGACCCACCCCTTTCAATCAGACAACCGCCCGCCACTCACATCCTGCGCCCCTGACAGCGCGGACACAGACGATGTGAGCGGCGCACTTGCGGGCGGGGCAGCAGATGCACACCCCGCCCGTCCTTTACAAACAACAGGCGGGAACCCTCCCCCCGCCTTGGGGGCGCGGACTCACGGAACAAACCGCTACCCCCCAGAAATTCCCGACCTGACCTACGCAGTTCGCGGCCTGACACTTATAGCAGCGGCAATCGCCGCCGCCCTTTGGTGGCTGTTGTGAATGTTGTCCAAGGTAAACCACAGCAGAAATTCGATGACCTGCCACCCGCTCAACAGGCTGGCATTCTTTGCAACGATCCCTGCTTTCAGAGGTTCGCAGCCACCCGCAGCGGCATGCCCGGCAAACAATTCAGCGCCACAGCCGCCGCAGAATACCTGCGCATCATTTGCCAGATCGACAGTCGCCGCCAACTCAACAGCAGCGGCCCAGCCCAAAACCAATTCCAAGCCCTGCGCACAGAATTCGACGTATGGGCCGGAAAAATCGCAGCCCAACGTTAGAAAAGGAACCATCCAGTGATGACCAAACACAAACCCCCAGCCCAAATCAACAAACCCGAAAAAGCCTTCGATGCCGCCTTCAAAGAGGCCGTTGAAGGAGCCACAGAGGCGAAATCATGAGCGCCCACAAACGCATCCAACTCAAACGCACCAAGGGCTGGCGCAAGCCAAAAGACGCTGCTGTCGTTGCCCGCCCCTCGCGATTTGGAAACCCGTATATCGTGGGCGTGCATGGCGATGCACAACGCTGTGTTGATCTTTATCGGGCAGCAATGACTGGCTTGCACATCAACAACAAACCACCCCACCCGCCCGTGATCGGCGTGATCCAAGCGCAAGACAATCTGCTAACCTATGGCCACGAGTTGCGCGGCAAAGACCTCGCTTGCTGGTGCGCACTTGATCAACCCTGTCATGCCGACGTGCTGCTGGAAATCGTAAATGAGGTGACATCATGACCAAAATCAAATGGACCGACAAATCGTGGAATCCCATAGTGGGTTGCTCAATCGCCACCAAGGGCTGCACAAATTGCTATGCGATGAACATGGCAGGCCGCATTCAAAAGATGAACCGGACAAACGAACAAACCGGATATGTGAATCACTATGACGGCACCACCAAGGTTGTGAATGGCACAACAGTTTGGTCCGGCAAGGTCGCACTGGCACCCGACAAAACCCTGCGCGCGCCCTTGGGCCGCAAAAAGCCGACCATGTATTTTGTCAACTCAATGGGTGATCTGTTTCACGAAGACGTGCCGGATGAATGGATCGACCGCGTGTTCGCCGTGATGGCCCTATGCCCGCAACACACCTTCCAGATATTGACGAAACGGGCCGAGCGGATGCGGGAATATCTGAGTAAAGAGCATAAGCCACATCATATTAATGGGGCCATTGGTGGCTTGTGGTTTGACCACATTATTGAAGACCTGCCGAGCGACCTTAACAAACCACACTTGCCCCTGCCCAACGTATGGCTTGGTGTATCTGCCGAGGATCAGGCAACCGCCGATAAACGCATCCCGCACCTGTTGGAAACCCCAGCCGCGATCAGGTTTGTCAGCGCGGAACCGATGTTGGGGGCGGTCGATATTTCGCCATGGATTCACAACCCAGCGTGCCGTGCCTTTGACCCTAAAGTTTGCACATGTGATCCAGATGACGTTTATCCCAACCTCGACTGGGTGATCTGTGGCGGCGAAAGCGGCCCGAACGCGCGGCCCATGCACCCTGACTGGGCACGGTCCCTGCGCGATCAATGCGTGGCCGCTGGTGTGCCGTATTTCTTCAAGCAATGGGGGGCGTGGAAGCCTATCCCAGACGATAGTCACCCGATCTATTTCACCAATAGCAGTGGATCAGTTCGGTCGGTCACGTTTCCTGATGGCGCTACGCTCGTTAACAACGCAACCAAAGAGGCTGAAATAATGCTTGACGGGCGCGTGTGGGAACAAATGCCGGAGGTGGGGGCGTGAACCAACCCCTCCCCCTCAATTTCAACACCCAACCAGCCCAACGCGCCGACCACCTACCGCTGATTGTTGACAGCTTTGCAGGCGGCGGCGGGGCCAGCACTGCCATTGAAATGGCATTGGGGCGTCCTGTGGACGTAGCAATCAATCATGATCCAATCGCGCTACAAATGCACGAGGCCAACCACCCGACCACACGCCACCTTGTGACCAGCGTTTTTGCTGTAGATCCGCGCGATTTACCTAAGCCAGGGCAGAAGGTTGGCTTGATGTGGTTCAGCCCGGATTGCAAGCACCACAGCAAAGCCAAGGGTGGCAAACCACTGGACAACAACATTCGCGGATTGGCGTGGGTGGTCATTCACAACGCCGAACTGGTGCGCCCAGACGTGATCATGTTGGAGAACGTCGAAGAATTTGAGGATTGGGGGCCACTGACCGCCGATCACAAGCCCGATCTGGACCGCAAGGGCGAAACCTTCAAGCACTGGGTCGGCAAGCTGCGCAAGCTCGGATACAAGGTTGAATGGTTCCAATTGCGGGCCTGCGACTATGGCGCAGCCACCATCCGCAAGCGCCTGTTTATGGTCGCGCGATGTGATGGCCGGCCAATTGTGAAGCCAGCGCCAACCCACGGCGACCCAAACAGCGAGGCCGTGCAATCCGGCAGGCTAAAACCATGGCGCACGGCAGCTGACATCATTGATTGGTCAATCCCTTGCCCGTCGATTTTCGACACATCGGCAGAGATCAAGGAAAAATACGGCGTCAGGTCCATCCGCCCGCTGGCAGACAACACGCTGCGCAGGGTCGCGCGTGGTATTATGCGATATGTGATCGAGGCCAAAGACCCGTACTTTGTGACCTACGGTCAACACGGCGGCGCATCCCGTAGCGGGTTTGATCCGCTGCACACTATCACGGCCAGCCTGAAAGATCAGAATCAGATAGTGGTGCCTTCAATGGTGCAAATTGGATATGGCGAACGTGAAGGGCAAAAACCACGTTCCTTGGATATTCATGCGCCAATCGGAACAATGGTCGCTGGGGGCGGCAAACACGCGCTTGTCAGTGCCTTCATGGCCCAGCACAATACAGGCGCTTATGAACGCCACATGGCAAAGCCTGTCACGACGCTGACCACGCGCGGCACACAGCAAAACATTGTCGCTGCCCACCTGATGAACATGCACGGCACAGCACGCAGCGCCCGTGATGCCAGATGGCCAGTGACATCGATCTGCGCCGGGGGAACACATGCCGGATTGGTGGCCGCATTCCTGACCAAATACTATGGGCAAGGCGAAGGGCAATCATGCGGTGAACCACTTCACACCCTAACAACCCGCGACAGGTTTGGCGTGGTGACGGTCAACATCCACGGCCAGACCTATGCAATCACCGACATCGGCATGCGGATGCTGACCCCGCGCGAGCAATTCCGCGCCCAAGGCTTCCCCGACAGCTACATCATCGATCGAGGTGCAGACGGGCGTGTGATGCCCAAAACCCAACAGACCCACAAATGCGGCAACAGCGTCAGCCCCAACGTGGCAGCGGCACTGGTGGCGGCGAATTGTGGGCATTTAACGGAAAAAGGCCAGTAGCATGACCCTTCTTGTCAGCATTCCAGAACTGGCCCGCGAACTTGGCTTCGGTGCCGATGCGCTCGAAAGGATTGCTATCAAGCGCGGATTCGTTATCCAATGCGGGAATCGCAAGAAAATCAGAACAGACGAAATCGGGGAGTTAATAGAAGCATGTCGCGTCCATCCAAAGGTGCCCGTCTCTACCAACGCAATCGCAAAGGTCGATCCCAAATCTGGGTTATCCGCGACGAAGGCGGCATTGAAATCTCGACCGGCACAGAGGATCGCAGACAGGCTGAAACGATCCTCGCAGGATACATCGACACCCGTAACAGGCCAAGTGGTCCAGTTGACGCCGCCACAATGACGATAAGCCAAGCGCTGGTGATCTATGCAGAAGACCACGCCAGTCAAACCGCAGACCCTGCGCGGATCGGCTATGCCATCGATGCGCTGGACAAATTCTGGGGCGACTCCCCTGCCACGGCCATAAGGGGCGCAACCTGTCGGCGCTATCTGGTTGAGCGCGGCGTCAGTGCCGGAACCGTGCGTCGTGAACTTGGCGTATTGCAGGCCGCACTAAATTATTGCGCCCAAGAAGGCCATTTGATTGCCGCACCCAAAGTCTGGAAACCCAAAAGCGCAGCCCCCATCGAGCGCTGGCTGACACGGCAAGAGGCATACTGGCTGATCCGTGCATCCCGCAACCTGCGCAAAGACGGCAGACATCTGACCAAGTTCATTCTGACCGGGCTATATACCGGAACACGCAAAGCCGCCATTCTGGCGCTGCGCATTGATCAACCATCGATCGGTGGCGGTTATATCGACACCGCGCAAGGCGTGATGTATCGCAATGCAGCTGCGCGCACCCAAACAAAGAAACGACAAACCGCTGCCCGTTTGCCGCGCAAATTCCTTGCCCACGTGCGCCGATGGGCTGCGAACGACTGTCAGTTTGTTGTGCAGGACTATCATGGCATGCGCGTCAACGACATCCGCAAAGGGTGGGCAAGTGCTGTTGTGCTGGCAGAGGAATTGGCGACCAATTCTGGTGTCGCTATCGACTTGTCATTTGACACTGAAAATGGTCGCAAATACGTCACTCCCCACGTCCTGAAACACACTGCGATCACATGGGCGATGCAAAACAGCGCCAGCATTTGGGATGCCGCCAGCTATTTTGGCACCAGCGCAGCCACCATTGAAAAGGTCTACGGCCACCACCACCCGGACCACCAAAGCACCGCCACAGACGCGATGGATTCGAGGGTTTCAGGGGCGCACCCCAGAAATTCAACTATTTAG